TTTATGACACTCTTTCATGAGTGTCTTGACGTTCTTTGAGATTGAGTTTAGCGTTCCCCAACTTGCAACCGTTGATTGCTCTAGCTTTCCGCTTGTGCTCCGGCCTTGACCAACCAGTAGTCCCATGTTGATTCTTGGGACGCCGACAAGGAATTGTACAGTCGGCTTCTTTCTTGCCTTGATTTCTTTCAGCAAGCAGAATTCTGGTATCACCGTGAATTGCCTTGAGTTCATGTTCACAAATTTTCGGGAGAAGAAGTATTTTCCCAGGGAAGGAAGCATCCCACTAACAACGGACCACATCTCCCAGCTTTCTCGACGTATTAGTCTCATCAGACAGTCATCACCGTTGATCGCGATTTTGGCGGCGCCTAAGGACAATTGTCTCTTGGCCTCCTCCTCTCGCGCTTTTCGGCATATGGCTGCATTGATTATACATAAAACGACGAAGCTGGTAACAGAACCCATGAGTTGGCCCCAAGTCTGTCTTTTCTTCACACCGGTCACTGGGTCTTGTATCCAGTGCCCGGTTAGTGAAGTCATGAACAGCTTGCCTAGCCCCTTGACTCTGATACTCTCCTCTGTGATCGTACGCACAACTGCGTTCGAGAACCTAGGATTGATTGTGTTGGTCGCGTCTGTGTAGTCACCCGATAGGAACTGCTCTTCACCGTGCAGGTTTCCCAGCTGTTTACTGAGGTACTCAGCACTTATTTCCTCTCCGATTAGATCGAAGCAACCGCTACTATGATTACGTAGTTGTTGCCACATCCACTTTTGGAGCGGCTTTAGTGCCGTGTACGTCAGTACCGGTCCTTTGCTTATCACTCTAACCTTTAGTGCTTCAGCAAGACCTTTCAGCTCTACTGTAGGTTCCTCCTCTTTTGCTCCTTCGATGATCCGGCCCATGAGGGCGCCGAATTTATCGTAGAGCTTTGAGGCATCGATTCCCACGTGACTACCCCTTCCTTTCCCCTCCATCCCCATGTGAACAAGCCCTTCTTGGCTTTCCCTCCCCTTCTCCTCAGTTGGGCCCGCACTAGCGGCCTTACCCTCCCCCTCTCGCGCAGTTGCTGCCTGTCGCAGTCCCTGTAACAGCTTTTGATCATTCATGATATGTCCTACTGCCCCACCATCCTTTCGGGTGGTTAGGTAGTTGGCATTTGTGCTGGGGAAGAAAGGTTGTGAGAACTGGACGTCTGTAAAGAACTTTCCGTGGAATATTTCACGTGCTGTTCGTATAACTTCGTCCTCTAGTTCCTGCTCCCTCCTCTCCCGCTCAATCTCCTCTTTAGTACCGTCCCAGACCATTTCTTCAATGGTCCTTCTGGCCGGCACTGTTTGAGTGAGTTTTCTGAATGTATCTATTTCTGCTGCTTCAAGTTCTTGCTGACTCGGCCGTGTCATGGCTTGCTTGACCGTCTGCATTGTGGCTATAATTCTTTGCCACAGCTCCGGTTTCGTTCGCCTGACCAGCTTCTGCCACATCCACACTCTTCCACCGACGAGCACATCCGCGTTATCTTCCTCT